ATGATATACTTTTGAATTTGTCCATTACTTTCACGTACTTTAATGTAAAAGTCTGGAAAGTATCTGTGAATCTTATTGTCTAGTGGTGAACGGTATGGAAGTGCTAGTTCTTCACTCCCCCATTCAAGAACATTTTCATTTATATCACAGTAATTCATAAACTTTCTTTCCCACAAAGACCTATAAACGATGTTTGTAGGATCACCTTTGTATTTTTTGGGATAGGATGGTTGATATTTTCCTCTATATGCCATCTAAATACTTATAATAAAAGAGTAGACATAGGTATTTAGAGTGCCATTTCCCATAAGACCAAATACAGCAAAAACATTATTTGGTAATGTTGCCCAACAATCTCACTATGAAGTCAG